TCAGGCCAACTGGGTCCGTCACCCTTCGCCCCCGTTACGTTCCTCAATGCGTGGACTCAAGGTTCCCGTGCGGTTGGCTTCCGTAAGCAGCAGGATGGAACTGTAGAACTCCGTGGGGTCCTCAACGGCTCCGGTGCGGGCACTATCGCCTTCAACCTTCCGAGCGGCTACCGGCCTGCACAGCCGCTCCGAGTCCCGATGCTGCATGAGTCTGGGAACACCTTTGGTGCTCTCCTCATCGACTCCAACGGCAACGTGGTCCCGGTGACCGCAACTGGTGGCAGCGCAACCATTGACGGTATCCGCTTCATCGCTACACCGCAGTAATCCTTCGCGCCCCTCAGGTTCTCTGTAGGGGCCACCCTCTTCTCTAAAGGTTGACTCTATGACAACTCTTGTACCTCCGCAGCTCCTCAACCCAAGTGGCTCTACCGCTGGGCAGGTGCTTCGCTCTACGGGGCCGAGCAGTATCCCCGGATGGGCGGCACTGGTCTCCGGTGACCTCCCGACAGTCCCTGTAGCCAAGGGCGGCACGGGCCAAACCTCCGCAAGCGGGGCGGCTCTCGATGCTATCGCTGGGTTCTCCTTCACGGGCTACATGAAGCGCACCGGGGCAGGTTCTTACACCTCAGTGGCTACCATTCCGATTGCTGAAGGCGGCACGGGACAGACCACGGCAGCCGCAGCATTGACGGCTCTCGGTGGGTTCCCTCTGGTGGGTACGGTTGCTGGCGGGAATGCAGCGGCTGGGCAGGTTGGGGAGTACCTCACGGCCTCCAATACGGCCACCTCGCTGACTACGGCAGTGGCTGCGAATGCAACCAGCCTCTCCCTGACGGCAGGGGACTGGGAGATTGAAAGCGTTATTACTTATGTACCCACAGGTTCTACCAACATCACCCAGTTATTCGCTGGGGCATCGTCAACGTCAGCAGCCTTTGGCGGCTTTGGCTCGTACTCGAAGACTACCTACGCTGCGGCTGGAGTAGTAACAGGCAATACCGGGATTACTTTGGTATCGCCTGTGGTTCGGATTTCTCTGTCTGCTCCGACTACGGTATATGCAATTGCAAGCGCCAACTTCACGGCCTCCACTATGACTTGTGATGGCTTCCTTCGGGCTCGCCGTATTCGCTGATTGGATTAAAAGGAACAAGCGGGGGCAATCCCAATAATGCCCTCGCCCTATCCTGCACGTCAGAAGAACAATAAAGACCTAATGCGTCTGGATTAACTAGGTCATAAAGAAACGCCTTCATGGTCACCAGTTCCGCATTATCTCGATTAAAAGCAAAACCCCCGTTCCCCATTATCTTTCTCCAAAGTTTATTAACAGGTGGCTTACATCATACACGATGTGAATTGCATGTGGAACATCCGTTACAAATAACCCCTAACCGCGCGCACCCCTCATGCAACTCCCAGAACACACCAAGACCCTCATCACGCTGGCAGGTATCGGCGCTGCAATCACCATTGGCAAGCTCCTCTCCGAAGGCGAACCCATGAACCTCAAGCGGGTCACCGGCCGAGTCATCGTTGGCTCCGGCCTGAGCATGGTGGCATCCGCTGCTGTCGCTCTGTTCCCCAATCTCCCCACTGAAGCCGTCTGCGGTGTCTCCGCTGCGCTGGCTATCTTCGGTACCCACTTCCTCGAAGACCTCGTGAAGGTCAAGCTCGGGATTAACTCGGAGGCCAAGTAATGAGCCAAGCATCGAAGGACACACTGAACGACCTCCACGGCCTCATCGCGGAGACCCTTGCGGGTGCCATCAAGGCCTTCAAGGGGAAGACTGACCCGGAGGACCTGAAGGGCCTTGCAGCCCTCGCTAACGTCGCCAAGGGCTTCCTGAAGGACAACGGCATCGAAGCCATCCCGGAAGCCAACAAGCCCCTCCAGAACCTCGCTGCAGTGCTCCCGTTCCCTGGCCACGTTGGCGGTGAAGGCGAGGACGATGAGCCGCAAGTAGCAGCAGGCTAAGACCGCTTTACAGCCCCTCTGCGGGCTTCCCATCCCTTACCCATACGCATCCCCTAGTGGAACCCTACGAGGGGCGTATGCGGCCTCTACGCGAGCCCTATGGCATCTCCTGTTAAAGACCCAATCGCTGCTGACCTCCGCAACATGGTCTTCGTCATCTGGCAGCACTTGAACCTCCCGGCCCCCACGCCAGTCCAGTACGACATCGCAGACTACCTCCAGCACGGCCCCAAGCGGCGCATCGTTGAAGCCTTCCGGGGAATCGGTAAGTCCTGGCTGACTGCGGCCTATGTCATCTGGTTGCTCTACCGGGACCCTGAAGAACGCATCCTTGTGGTCTCTGCATCGAAGGCCCGTGCTGACGCCTTCTCCACATTCGTCAAACGGCTCATCGATGAGATGCCACTGCTCCACCACCTGAAGCCCCGTGAAGGCCAGCGGGACTCCATCATCGCCTTTGACGTTGGCCCTAGCTCTGCCCACCAAGCACCCTCGGTTCGCTCTGTGGGTATCACTGGGCAGCTTACGGGTGGCCGTGCTACGCGTATCGTGGCCGATGACGTGGAGGTTCCCAGCAACTCGATGACCCAAGCACAGCGGGACAAGCTGAGTGAGTCGGTCAAGGAGTTCGATGCAGTGTTGGTCCCCAACGGGGAAATCACCTACCTCGGTACTCCGCAGACAGAACTCTCGCTATACAACCTGCTGACCGAGCGGGGCTATGAAATCCGCATCTGGCCCGCACGGTTCCCCAACGACAAGCTCATGGCCTCCTACGGCCAACGAGTGGCCCCCTTCATCACCAAGCAGTTGGCCAAGAACCCGAAGCTGGCGACTGACTGCAGTGGCCGTGGGGCACCTACAGAACCCTCACGGTTCCACGACCTCGACCTATTTGAGCGTGAGGCCTCGTATGGCCGCTCAGGGTTCGCCATGCAGTTCATGCTGGATACCTCGCTCAGTGATGAGAACAAATACCCGCTGAAGCTGGCTGACCTGATGGTGCTGGACCTGAACCCAGAGATGGCCCCTGTGAAGCTCGTATGGGCCTCAGGACCGGACCAACTGCTCAAGGATGTACAGGCAGTAGGGCTGCAGGGAGACAGGCTCTACAGGCCTCTATTCGTGTCTGGTGAGTTCGCTGAGTATCAGGGCTGTGTCATGGCTATTGACCCCTCGGGGCGTGGCGGTGACGAGACCAGCTATGCGGTAGTGGCGATGCTCAATGGGCAGCTCTACCTGCTGGACGCTGGGGGCTTCAAGGGGGGCTATGAGGATGCTACCCTCCAGAAGCTCGCTGACACAGCCAAGAAGTACAAGGCCAAGCAGGTCATCATCGAATCAAACTTTGGCGATGGGATGTATTCCAAGCTGTTCACTCCCTTCCTGGTCCGCACCTATCCCTGCACCCTTGAGGAGATTCGTAGCAGCCAGCAGAAGGAGAAGCGCATCATCGACACCCTAGAGCCCGTACTGAACCAACACAGGCTCGTGGTGGACACCAAGCTGGTCAAGAGGGACCAAGAGAACTACAACGAGTACCCTCTGGAATCATGGACGAACTATCAGCTCTTCTACCAACTCACCCGTGTCACCAAGGAGCGGGGGGCACTGGCGAAGGATGACCGCCTTGATGCACTGGCGATGGCTGTAGCCTACTGGGTGGAGCAGATGGACAAGGACACCCAGAAGGTCCTCGATGACCACCGCTCTGAGATGCTCCGGTTGGAGCTCCAGAAGTTCTCTGACCATGTGCTTGGGGCCTCTCCGGCAGAGGAAAACTGGGCTGATTCCTGGTAGCCTGAGCGCCGTGATGGGCAAGGGATTGAGGGGGATTCTGCTGTCTAAAACCTACCTATAGCGGTAGGGATAGAATATCCCCCTATAGATACTCTTAAGATACTCTATGGGTTATCTATAGATGTCTTATAGATGGCCTAGCATTGGCTATGAGATGTACCAGTACTAGTACACCCACACAGTCCCCTCCCAATAGGTTGACCTGTAGGAAGGCTGTAGGTGGTCTGTGGGTTACCTTAGGGTGGCCTACGTGGGTCCCTGAAATGTTCTACCGGGAAAATCTGAAAGGGTATCTGATAAAGCCGGGGCGCGACTTCCCCCCGTGCCACCCTCCAACAGCAGGCAAGCACTGCCCTCCTCAGGCACTCTCTAGCTGCACCACTGGCCTACCCTGGGCGCACCGTGAGCTCCACATGGTCACATCCTTGGGCACACCCTAGGCTAACCCATTGATTCTAAAGGGCTGACTGAGGATTGGTGATCCTTGGGCAGTAGATTCACACTAGATACACCACGCATCGCCCTAGGGGAGATGGTCCAGAGCACCGGGCTGTCTCCCCTTTTTGTTTGAATCCTGTTCCAGTTCTGAATTGTTTGTCTATGTGTGTGGGATCACCTGTTTGTTTTGCCCTTTCGAGACCCTATAGACCATCCACAGACACCTCTAGGACGCCCACAGAGCCCCTACAGCGCCTTCCTGGCTATCACCTGCTACCCATGTAGCTCTACCCCACAGACAACCCGCTGTAGCCTCATCTGTTCCTTTTGTGATTTTATTGCGATTGGGTGTTGACATCCGCAAGTGGAACGCTTAAAGTTCATCCAACGCAGCAAACAAACCAACCCAGGAGCCGACAACATGTACACAGAACTCGCTACCGGCATCATCCTTCTGCCGATCATTGCTGCACCGTTCTGCATCGCTGTGGGCTTCCTGGTTCTCAAGATCAAAGGTGAATAAGATGTCCCAGACAGCACAGACACTCCTCCTGCTCCTCTTCAGTAACTCCAAGGGGCAACACTCGCAACACATCAGAGCCGCAGCAGTTGACCTTATCGCTGGCATCTATCGTTGAGGAGCTAGGATCATGGGCCTTCCGCACCGTAAGCACACGAAGAGAATAATAGTTGAACTGTAGGGAATCTTCAGTTACGCTTCAGTCATCCACTAGAGAAACACAACACACCAGGAGTTACCAACATGAGCAAATGGACCGAAGCACAATGGGTAGCAGAATGCGGATACATCTCGATTGTTACTGGTTGCAAGGGCAAGGTAGTTGCGTTCAACCATGACACTGAGTGCTTCAAGCGTTACTGTGAGATGCAAGCAAACGAAGCGGACAAGCAAGGGTTCTTCGATTCGGCAGAGTACATCCGCCAATGCATCGATGACTTGGCCTAACCATTCCACTAGGTGATGTCATGTACAAACTGATTCACTCGCTGTCCGGCAAGATAATACTGACCTTCGATACCCTCGAAGATGCCTTCAGAGCTCTACAGGCCGCCGCAGTGCCCGCTCTGTTTTACGTTAGCAACCACTAAGAGAGTATCGAGCCATGTCCTATATGCGAGTCATCCCGCGTGACCTGTTCAACGAAGCAAACTTGCTGAAGTGCTACGGTCGCATCTATATCAACCTGGAAACACTGAACGCACCTGATGTAGCCCTTGAGCATGACGGCGGGGCCTTTGATGTGTGCATGAATGAAGACGACGGGAGCCTGACGCTCGCTAACGTGGTCCTTCTGGTGCGCGGGAATGAGTGCTCACTGTGGCGCCCCATGAATAGCCGCGAAGCGTGGCCCCTGTACCTGACCACTGAGGATGGGGACGCGCTCAGCGTGTTTGATGAACAAGGGGAGTTCTCCGCAGAGATGCTTGCGTTCCTTACTTCGTTCTAACCGTTCCACTAGCACAACACATACTGACTGGCTCTAGTCCATCTCTGGAGCCCGTTAGATAAACCAGATGGTAGGCGTCTGGTTCATCTAGCGAATATCAGCTAGTTACCCCGACAAGGAGCAACACCGTGAGCAAAACCATTGCAGGACTGAAGGCATCGATAAAGCGCCAGTGGTCAGTGGATGCGCGCCGCATTCTGAGCATTCAAGGCACGCCGTACAAACTTGCTGTGCCCTACAGCACCAGTGAGTTTCAGATTGGCAATGTGCGGTTCGTGGTCATGTCCAACAGGTCCAAAACCTTCGTGAATGCGCTGGACCCTATCCCCGCTTCCTGGTTCGTGGACCTGTCCGTGGACGTTGAACAAGAAGAACCCGCATTGGAGCTCGCATAACCATGTTCGACACCCTCAGCATCCCTCTCGCCTTCTTTATCGCTGTCTTGGTCTGCATCGGCATGGCTACCACCTTCGGCATCCTCCTGGACTCCGTGCGGGGCCTTTTGACCGCGCATGAG